GATGATATTGAGCGGTTTGTATTAGGGTATGGGCAATTTGATTTTATTGATACTAAAAAGCTGATGTCTGGGGCCACCAGTTTTAGAGAATTTATTGTTTCTCGTAATGACGTTTCGTTTGAATTTTTATATGCGCTGTTTTTGAATTTATATGATGTGACAGTCACAATATCTGGATCAAATAGAGGACCTGGCGAAGTAGCATTGGCATTGTTATCACCTAAGATTACGTTTGCAGATGTCGGGGATCTGAAAGTTAATTCTGATTTTGTTGAAGTCAAAGGCGAATTGAGAAAGGGTTCAGGGGGAGGACGATTAAAAAATTCAAATGCAGATTTTGGTAAAATATTTTTGGATTCAGCATATTTAAATAGGTTATATGATGAGCTAAATATTCCAGAAGAGAATCGAAAATATAAAATTGTAGGAAGCGGTAGAAGCAATGATAATTTAGTTTTAATTGCGCAGGAATTGGAAAGTGTTGTGCCAGGTACAGGGCAAGTATTTGCTGAAAGAATCATTAATGATGTATTTATCAATGCGCCACAGGATATGAAAGATGCATTTATTGATAAAGTGCTTACTATTGATCCAGCACAATCATTTTCGGATATGGCTGAAATCGCATACATGAATTATGTCGAGGTTTTGAAAGGGAAGGCATTTTCACATTTTTTGTTACTGAATAAAGGTATGGAAAAAGCAGTTGCTTTTCCGATAGAAAATTATAAAAGTTTTTTAAACAAGGATTATATTTTTACGAGTTTATCATTTGTGGACAAGAGGGGAGGCCCCGCAATACAATTACAGATGCGATAACAGTGAGGGATGGATCTTGGGGAATTTATTATGTACATTTATACAGAGAACAGATTTGGAATTGCTATTAGCTGTTCTCCCAAAGATATATAAATTGAAATATGATACAGTATTTGTGTTTGAAAATTCAGATAATGCAAATCAGCTTTATTGTACATATAATGTAATCGGGGAATACGATCCGACACCAAACACAATATCTGTTCACAGGAAATCGGAAACAAATACATTGTATTCAATTAACGCACTTAATGAAATAATTAAAAAAGCAAATAACGGGATATTAGATAAGAAGTTCCAACTCGAGTGGCAAAATTACGAAAATACATTACTATTAACAAGGGATGGAGACATAGTAAAAACAAAATTGGAATTCGTAGAAACTCGGTATTTGAAATAAAATTAAAAAAAGATTTAAAAACATTTGGAATTGTGAAAATAATTCCCTACATTTAAACAAAATAAACTATTTTTTAATCAATTAAACATTTAACAAATTATGGATTTTGACAAAATTCGCCAGAAACTGGCAAACCTACAAGCGCAAGGAAAGGGTGGTAAAAAACTCATTTGGAAACCCAAACCAGGAACGCAGGTTATTCGAATGGTACCGTATGTACATAATCCCGAATGGCCATTTTTAGAACTTTCATTTTATTACGATTTAGCACCAAGGACGATTATATCGCCACTAAACTTCAACGACCCAGACCCTGTACAGGAATTGGCAGACCAGCTAAAATCAACAGGGGAAAAAGAAGATTGGCTATTAGCTAGACAGCTTGAAGCTAAGGTCAGGACCTATGTTCCTGTATTGGTGCGTGGAGAAGAATCAGAAGGAGTTAAGTTTTGGGGTTTTGGTAAAACTGTTTACGAGGAGTTATTGAAAACAATATCTGATCCTGATTATGGAAACATTTTAGATTTAAAAAGTGGTTCTGATATTACAGTTGAGTACGAGAAGCCAGCAGAAGGATATCCAAAAACTACATTCAGAGTAAAGAGGAATACATCTCCTGCAACTGATAGTAAAGAAATTGCTGCATTACTAAAGGAAATGCCGGATGTAAAGGACATTTGGCAACCACCTACGTATGACGAACTTAAGAAAATTTTGAATGATTTCATCGAAAACAATGACCAAAGCAGTGACCACTCGGATAATAGCACAGATGTAGAAACTGCGACTGTCGGAGAAAAGGCGGTTGATGCCACGAGTGATATTGATGCTGCATTTGATGAAATGTTTAATTAATAAATATGTCAAAAAAAGTTAGTCAATCAGCTCTAAATGAGCTATCGAAAGATCTTATATCACATATTAATAAGAAGTTTGCTACAAAGACAGACAAGGTCGCATACCATTTAACAGATACAGGTGTAACTGATGTAACTAAATGGATTTCGACTGGTTGTGATATGTTAGATCTGGCAGTTTCTAATAGAAAAAACGGCGGACTTCCGGCTGGTAGAATTATCGAAATTACCGGCCTGGAAGCTTCCGGGAAATCTTTGTTAGCTGCATATGCTCTGAAAAGTACACAAGAAGCAGGTGGTTTAGCAATTTATATTGATACTGAAGCCGCAGCAAGTCGCGAATATTTGCAGGCCATTGGTGTTAATATTGATAAATTAGTATATTTGCCGCTAGAACTTTTGGAAGATATATTTGATAGTATTGAAGCTACTATTGCAAAAGTTCGTGCTGCCGACAAAGATGTGCTTGTTACTATTGTGGTTGATTCAATAATGGGTTCAACTACAAAAAAGGAAATAAATTCCGAGCACGGGAAGGACGGATATGCTACAGATAAGGCAATTATCTTATCAAAAGCAATGCGAAAAATTACAAATATGATTGCTCGACAAAATATTTGTTTAATAATGACAAATCAGTTGAGAGTTCGTATGGGTATTTCATTTGGTGATCCATATGGAACATCAGGTGGAAAAGCGATTGCATTTCACTCATCAGTTCGTTTACGTTTAAAATCTGTGGGGAAGATTAAAATGAAGATTAATGGTGTAGAGCAAACAGTAGGTATAAAAACACGAGCGGTTGTAGTAAAAAATAGGCTAGGTCCACCGTTAAAGGAAGTTACATATGACATTTATTTTAAATCGGGTATTGATAATTATGGTGGTTGGTTAAACACATTAAAGAGTTTCGACTTGGTATCATCAGGCACGTTTTGGAGTTTGCCGTTGAAATACACAAGTACAAAAGAACACGATTCAGATGGCTCTTTAGTTGCACATCATTTTACTGATGAGATAATCAATCCAGAAACTGGTGAAATTAAGACGGTTGACAAAGACGTATTGAAATTCAGAAGTAAAGATTTCGGTGCTTGGATGGAAGCTAATCCTAATCTGAAATCCTGGGTTTATGATATGTTATGTGACCGTTTTATTATGGATTATCAAGTCAATAAAGATTTTGGAATCGATGACATTGTTATTGATGAAGAAACACCAGGAGAGGAATCATAATTAATACACAGTAATTTAAAAAAGATGAACAGATTGAAAGAAGCATGGTCAACATTTGGAGACCAATTACAGCACCCACCCACAAAAGACGACAGAATATTGATAATTGATTCCCTGAATACCTTTATTCGAGTATTTAGTGCTGTGCCTGCATTAAACGATAATGGACAGCATGTTGGTGGCGTGGTAGGTTTTTTGAAATCTGTTGGCGCAAACATCCGTCAGTTCCAAGCAACACGATGTATATTAGTGTTTGATGGTTCTGGCGGATCACAGCGTAGAAGAAAGTTGTATCCAGAGTATAAAGCTACTCGAAAAAATAGAGATCAATTTAATAGACATCAGGAGTTTGCAGATCTTGTAGATGAAAAGGAATCTATGAAAAAACAATTTATGAGATTGGCGGAATACTTTGATACATTGCCAGTTTCCGTAATATCAATAGATCATATTGAAGCAGACGACACGATTGCATATATTGCTAATCAGCATTACAAAGACGTAGATAATAAAATTACTATTGTATCAACAGATCGCGACTTTCTACAATTAGTAAATGATAAAATACAGGTGTGGAGCCCTACAAAAAAGAAGCTATATACTTCAGAGAGAATGCGTGATGAGTTCGGAATACATCCAGATAATTATCTATTATATAGAATGATGTCAGGTGATGCTTCAGATAACATACCTGGTATAAAGGGTGCGGGATTAAAAACACTACAGAAGCGAATACCGAAAGTAATTGAAACTCCAATGCATTTTGATGAGCTAATTCAAGAGGCACAACAATATATCGATAATGGATCAAAAATAAAACTTTATGAAAATATCGTTTCTAATCGCGATATTCTTGATCGAAATTATAAATTAATGCAATTGCAAGATACAGATATTGCAGCATCAAACAAATTAAATATTTCGTCGATATTAGATCAGCCGATTGATAAGTTGGATATCAAAACATTTAAACGATTATTTTTGGAAGATAGTCTGTATGTAAATATCAAAAATGTGGATAGTTGGCTTCGTGATACATTCGCGCGCTTAAACATATTTTCAAAAAAGTAATAAATGCAACAAGAGAAGATATCAAAATATGGATATGGATTTCAATTAAAAATCATTACATCGATAATGACAGATGCAACATTTACATCTCAAGTATTTGATCTGTTAAAGACCGACTATTTTGAATCTGAATCGATTAAATTTTTAGTAGATCGCGGATTGGAATATTTTAAACAACAAAAGAAAATACCAACGTTAGAAGTATATAAAGTATTTATTGAAACAATCGGTGATGATTTATTAAAGCAGGAGATCATAGGTGCATTAAGAACCGCTACTCAATATGTAGGTGCAAATGATTTGGAATTCATAAAAGAAACAACATTAGATTTTTGTAAAAATCAAGCAATTCGTTCTGCGATATTAGAATCAGTTGATTATTTAAAAATGGGTAATTACGATGAAATCAAACGTGTTATTGATAAAGCAATGCGTGTTGGTTTGGATTCTGAAATCGGATTGGAATATTTCGACAATATAGATCGGCGATATGAAGAAAATTCCAGAGATCCAATATCTACCGGTTGGGATACTATTGATGAAATGATGAAGGGTGGCTTAGCAGCGGGTGAATTGGGTGTATGTATTGCACCTTCTGGTGCAGGTAAAAGTTGGCTTCTTGCAAAAATCGGTGCATCTGCACTACTTTCCGGAAAAACAGTTTTGCATTATACGTTGGAATTATCCGAAGATTATACTGGTTGGAGATATGATTGTATATTATCGGGCATTTCATTAGATAAAATAAAAAATCACAAGGAAGACGTCAAGAAAAAATTAATGGAAATTAAAGAAAAGTCGGGCGGTGACTTGATAATAAAAGAGTATCCTACAAAGTCTATATCACTAATGGGTATAAGATCTCATATAACTAAACTAAAAATGCTAGGTACATCACCCGATATAGTAGTCATAGATTACGCTGATCTACTCAAATTTGGAAACAGTACAATGGCTAAGCATGAAGCGTTAGAACAGTTGTACGAAGAGATAAGGGGGTTTGCGGGAGAATTGCAAATTCCTATTTGGACCGTTAGTCAAAGTAATAAATCCGGATTAGATGGTGATATCGTTGAAGCAGAATCAGCAGCCGGGGCTTATGCGAAAATATTTACTGCAGACTTTGTGATGTCATTATCTAGAAAAGCTCAAGATAAGTTGTCAAATACAGGAAGGATACATATTATTAAAAATAGATTTGGTGTCGATGGTATTACATTTCCTGTTTTTATGGATCCATCACGAGGTGCAATTGACATTTTTGCAGCAGGTACAGATGGTGCTCGTAATGCAACTAATCAAATGCAAACAGATAGTCAATATAATAGACAGAGACTGAAGCAAAGATATCAGCAAATAAATGGAAATTTTCTCAACATTGAAAATAAAAACGTTGAGTTTTAGATATGTATTATTACAAAACAAAAGAAGAAGTTTATGCACATTTTCAGAGTAACAGAAAACAATACAGGTAGGAATTATTTAGGGATATCAAAGAGTTCGAAATTCGATGGTGTTAATAAAATCGATCCTGCTAAAATATACAAATTCAAGATTGATGTGGGGTTGGGTATAGCTACGCATATAAACTGCTCAAAGCAGTTAATTAAACGATATGATGATTATGATTTAATGATCAAGGAAGCTGCAGCTATGGCGAAAAGGCAAGAAAACAATCCTTTATTTGATGGTGTATTTAATGCAGGCAAGTTTACTACAGAAAAAAGTGCAAGTAAAAAAACAGTTGGGAAGCAGCGTGTTAAGGAAATCAAAAATGATCTGACGGACGCAACGGAAACGCAAGCTGACCAGAACAGTTAATTACACAATTTAATTATTATTTAGGAATGTGGCGCTATAATAGGGCCTAAGATTTGTATCGAGATGAAAAAGACAAAAGATATATTTGAAGCACGGGATACTATAAAACCATACGAGTATCCAAATCTTGTTGAGTACGCAGAAGCAATAATTGATGCACATTGGCAAGTTAAAGAATTTAGTGTGCATTTACGGACAGACGTATTAGAATTCAATAAGAGTCTCACTTCTGTTGAGCGTGAAGCAATAAAGCGTTCTATGTTAGCAATATCTCATGTAGAACACGCAGTTAAGACATTTTGGGCAAGGCTAGATATGCGATTACCAAAACCCGAGGTATCTTTTGTTGGTGCAACTTTCGGGGGCAATGAAGTAGTGCATTCATTCGCATATGCAGAATTGTTGAAACAATTAGGGTTAGATTCAGATTTTGAAACTCTTATGGAAATACCAGCAATTGCAGATCGGACAAAATATCTTAAAAAATATTTGCAAGGCATGAATTCAAGATCGAATAAAGAGTTTACAAAATCATTAATATTGTTCACCTTATTAGTTGAGAATGTGTCATTATTTAGTCAATTTTTAATAATATCGTCGTTTTCAAAATATAAAAATCAATTAAAAACTATTCACAAAATAATCAATGCTACAGCACGGGAAGAAATTATCCATGGTAAGTTTGGAAGCCACCTTGTAAATATTATACGAGAAGAAAATCCAGATTGGTTTGATGATGAAATGGAAAACAAAATCAGAAGAAATGCAGCAAAGGCATTTAGAGCAGAAATGAAAGTATTGGATTGGATTTTTGAAAATGGTGAATTGGATTTTATGCCACGAAGCTGTATTGATGAATTCCTAAAATCCAGATTTAATAATAGTTTGGAATTAGTAGGATATACCAACGAATATGAATTGGATGATGAATTGTTACAAGCTTCTGATTATTTAACTAATATGCTGATATCTACAACTGATTTTGATTTCTTCGATCAGCGAAGTATAGATTATGCAAAAGGAAATGACTATTCCGTCGATTCCTTATTTTAAAATTCCGGAAAAACAAACATGATAGCAGAAATACAAGAAACTACATTGACTAAATTTGATTGGGTGACAGATGATATTAGAACATTTTTAAATCGCGGATATCTTTCTGACGGTATATCAGTTGAACAGCGATATCGTGATATTGCAAATCGTGTAGAAGAAATAACAAAACAACCGGGCATAGCAGACAAGATTTATCAATACTCGGCAGATAATTTTTTGTCGTTTTCATCTCCAATACTCAGTAATTTTGGAACCGAAAAGGGATTGCCAATTTCATGCAATTTTGGAGTAGTAGACGATACATTGCATTCTATATTACATGGTATTTATGAGATTGGTATGTTAGCAAAAAATGGAGCGGGTACAGCAAAGAATTTAAGTAATATAAGACCATATGGAGAAGCGTATGGAAAGGATAAATCAGGCAAATCAGAGGGCTTGCTATCTTGGGTGAGCGAGTACAGCTCAATAATATCAAAGGTTAATCAAGGTGGAATGCGTAGGGGGTTTTTAACAGTATATTGCTCAGTTGAACACCCAGAGATTGATTGGTTTTTGAATATCGGTGCCAATGGACCAGTATCAACACCAGGATATGCAATCCGAAATATAACAACAGGTGTTACATTTCCTGATGGGTGGATAGAATCTATGAAAGCAGGAGATGTTGAAAAACGCAAGATTTATGCAAAAGTTCTAAAGAGAAGAAGTGAAATTGGATTTCCATATTTGTTGTTTGAGGATAATTGCGACAATCAAAAACCGCAAGTTTATGTTGACAAAGACATGAAATTATTCACCAGCAACATTTGTACAGAAGTTATCGAATACTGTGATACAAATAAAGAGTTTGCTTGTTGTTTAATGTCTTTGAATGTTGCAAAATATGATGAGTGGCCTGAAGATTTGGTTTTTATTGCAAATATAATCCTGGATTCTGTTTTGACAGAATATATTGAAAAGGGAAAGAACCTGCCAGGTTTAGAAAAGGCTGTTAGGTTTGCAGAAGAACATCGATCAATTGGTGTGGGTGTTATAGGATTTCACACATATTTACAAAAAAACATGATTCCGTTTGGTAGTATTGAAAGTTACCAAAAAAATAATCAGATATTTAAACAGATACATGACGAATCATTGTATGCGAGTAAATGGATGGCAGACAATGGGGAGAACCTACAATGTTACAGGGATATGGATTGCGAAATACTACAAGAATAGCAGTGGCACCGACCAAAAGCACATCGTTTATAATGGGGGCAGTTAGTCCAGGAATAGAACCCATAAAATCCAATGCACATGAAAAGACATTGTCTAAAATACAAACAGAATACAGAAATCCGCAGTTAAAAAAGTTACTATCAGAGAAAGGATATGATAATAGAGAGACCTGGAAAAGTATTTTAGAAAATAATGGCAGCGTTCAGCACCTGGATTTTTTGACAGATGATGAACGAGATGTATTCAAAACATTTTCAGAAGTATCACAAAGAGATATAATTCAACTTGCAGCTCAACGTCAAAAATACATAGACCAAGGACAAAGTATCAATTTAATGATTCATCCAGAAACTCCACCACGAGATGTGTCGAATTTGATACTTGAAGCACATGATCTTGGAATCAAGACATTATATTATCAATATTCTATAAATGCTGCACAAGCGTTCAATCAAGAATTGTTGACTTGCACAGCGTGCGATGGGTAAAAAAATCGTTAAAAATTTGGAATTCTCAAAAATATTTTGTATATTATATAAAAATAAAGAATCATGTTAAAAATATATGAAAATTTCAGGTTAATTATCAAAGATGCTACAATTGGTGACAATTTCTTTAAACCGAGATGTGTTGATATATTATTAAATCAATCAAATGATGTTACTCCAGAACAATCAATTATGATCAGGGATACTATCAATGATTATAACGGCTGTCTATATGTTGCCAGCAATAGCCCGGATCTCGATTCAGTTATTACGGTAAGCGGGACAGGTTTATTGGATTGTATTACGTTAGATGTTGATGAAATAACAGTACGGGATTACAAATGGTTCGAGGAATCTTTAATGGAATATTTTAATAAAACTTTACCAAACGCCGTTCTTGAAATACGAGTGTTACCTGTATTTAATGGGCACTCAAGCCCATTTGAAAAAGAATCGTGACATGAGAAATAAAAAAATTGATCGCTCAAAAAAAGTTGATGATATGGATATCACTTTTGGTGAAATGGCTTCTAATATTTATCAAAGAATGCGGTCGAAAGTGCATCGATCTGAAAAAAAATATACTCGGAAAAAGAAGCATAAAGGAAATGATTATTCTAGCGATAAATTTTAACATTTTGTTAACAAAATTTTAACACTTTAAATTTGGAAGTCTGGGTAAAATGCCCTATATTAGTATTATAATTAGTTTTTATTTATTCACATAAAATATTTTTATGAAAATCAAAATTACAGACAACAATGCTTTTCAAATTGTAAGCAAAGCAGGTCAAACACTATTGGAATCTGCGTATGGCACGTATTCTAAATCAAGCAACGCATATCGTGGTGCTAGAAAAGCTAGAATGGGAATGCTTGCAAACAATTTGACAGTAGCAGAAGATGGTCAAACTGTTCAACTAAAATCGAATAATGGCCATATTCTAGCTGAGCGAAGTTATTTTTCAAAAAGTAATGCAATGCGGGGCTTTAACTCGATTAAGCAATACTTGAAATCTGCAAGAGAACTTGCACAGCCGCTACCAATATCAAGGTAAGCGGTATTATAGTTGCCAATTATTGGATCGAGGCAACATCGGGAGTACCAACGATGAAAGGTACTCCCTTTTTTACAAAAAACGTATATTATGAAACGAATTGAAGATTATAGTAAAAAACAAGCTATCAACGAGCTGTACATCGCAGTGCAGAGTGAAGGATCTCGTCTGGGTAGGCCAAATATAGTGATCCGCACGACAGGCTGCACGCATAGATGTTATTTCGGAGAAAAAGGGGGATGGTGTGATACATGGTACAGTTCCATAGCTCCAGAGAAAGGTAAATATTCAATGCAAGATATTGAAGATTTTATCAAAGACAATCCACAAGCTACTGATATTATGTTGACGGGTGGTTCTCCAACAATGCAACCAGTATTGTGCAATGAGATAATGCATCTTGCAAACAAATACAATTTATTTGTTACTATTGAAACAGAAGGATCGCATTTTGTTGAAACGGATATTCCAATAGATTTAGTAAGTTTGTCGCCCAAGTTCTCCAACTCAGTACCTGTTCTCGGAGTTAAATTTCCAGAGGAGTGGGAAATGAGAAGGCCAGAAGTTGACGAACGCTTTATTAGACAGCATGAAAAGTTTAGATTAAACAAAGATGCAATTGCAAAGTCAATTTCATATCATAAAGATTATCATTATAAGCCTGTTGTAAACCCAATACAAGATCCGGATACTTGGAAAGAAGTTGAAGAGTTTAGGGTAGAAATGGGAATACCAAAAAGCAAAACATTCATAATGCCACCAGGTGACACTCCAGAATTATTATTCCTTAACTACGGAGATGTTATGCGATTTTGTGCTGAGAATGGATATTGCTTTACACCAAGGTCGCACATCATGGCATTTGGTACGATGCGCGAAGTGTAATGTATACAAAAAGAAAAAAAGATGCAGATAAAAAAAATACACATATCCGGAAAATGGTATCTTTTACCAACAATATCATTTACAGATAAATATTTATACGGTACTTACGAAATATCGTTAGAATGGTTGAATTTTCAAATAGCAATCAGTTGGGAAACTGAACCAAAATAAAGGGGTATATATGAGAAAAATATTGTTGATATTATTATTAATACGTTGTGTAACATCAGGATTTGGGCAAAGAACGATTACGATTTCCAATCCTGTTTTCACTGTATTATACAGTCAAGAATATGAACAACCTTTAAAATTGATGTATATCTCATCGAATAGGCCGAAAAATGTTGATCGTGGATCGATGGATTTTTATTTAGAGGATTCTATACGAACGTCGGATGATAGAGATTATCGGCATAATGAATGGGATAAAGGTCACTTAGCTCCAGCAGCAACATTCTCTGACAACTATCAAAACTTAGCTCAGACATTTTCATTTCTTAATTGCACATTACAGCATCAAAGTCTTAATCGCGGAGAATGGCGCAAGCTGGAATCCAAGGAGCGGGAATGGGATGATGACCAAGATTTAATTGTAGGCGTAGAAAATGTTTTCGAGGATATGCACATCATTTTAGAAACGGGTGCTCATGTACCATCTCGAATGATCAAACATATCTATTTTTCTCGAGATAAGAGATGGCGCTGTTTTGATTTTCCTAATGAGAAACCGAATCGTTCTTGGCAATTATATGAAGTCAAACACAATCATTCAAAAAACGTCGTGTATAAAAAATAAAAAATATGAAAAAACAAATGCATATAGCTATGTCCATGCTCCCGACATATAGTGTGGACATTATATTAAAGTTCTCAGAAAACCGCTATGACAACTCGAGTGCAAGATATATAGCTGATGCTGTTGATATATGTGAGGAATATTGTAATAACAACAAATTGCTTGTGACGATTAAAAGAAATGAATTTAGTAGTCATAACAAATTCTCAGGATTAACTGTTTCTATAAATCAATATCCTAGGTATCCAAAAACAAAGGATGAATTGTTTGATGCAGCACTAGAATTGGGTTCAGAATTATTAAATACGCTCAATGACCGTGAAGTGTTCGTAATTGATTCAGAAAGAACGGTTATGTTGGAACACGCATAAAATAAAAAAGGATTTAGAATGATATTCATAATATCCATATTAATAGTTCTTATAGCAGGATATATAATTTTGGGGCATCATTGGGACAAAAACAAATGACATGGTAGTATTTTTGGGTTGGATTTCAACGATTTTAATTTTGTTAGGTTACACATTTAACGCACGATTGCAACATAGGATTGCAATGATTGTATGGATCATTGGCGACATAGGATGGGTTACATATGATATTATTATCCACAATTGGTCACATATGGTATTGTCATTTTTGCTTATCGGTTTAAATTTATTGGCAATCAGAAATATAACAAAAAAACCTACACAGAATTTGGAATTCTGAAAAATATTTCATATATTGTATACTACAATTTTATAATTATGGCGCGCGTTAATGTTGGTATTAATCCAAAGTATTTATCTGATGCACATTTAATTGCAGAGTCGTCAGAGATAACAATAATTACAGGACATTTGCGTACACATAAGCGGTTACAAAATATCCCCGATGCATTTTCTTTAGGGAAAGGTCATATAAATTTCTTTAAAGTTCGTTTAAGATATTTGAAACGCAGATTGCAAGAAGTAAACAAGGAAATGATAAGGCGTGGATTCTTTCCTGGGACAAAGGTGGATATTGATGAATTTAAGTATTTGCATGATGGACAATGTTTAAATGATTGGACACCATCAATGACTGATACTATGTTGGTAAGAAAACGAATTGTGGATCGTTTAAAAAATCCATTGAAATTAAAAAAACCACACAGATATGAAAAACAGTATATTGCAAATATACACAAATTTTGTAAAAACTTATTAGATTCTGATTTATATTTTGTTTAAAATTTAAAAGGAACGTTTTATGAAAAAAATGTTTAGAGAAGAAAGGCTACAAAAAGCACAAAAGGCATACGGTGAATTCTTAACGGCAATGGGATTTGATTGGGAGAATGATCCAAATATGCGCGAAACTCCAATGCGTGTAGCAAAGGCACACTATGATGATTTGTGGCAAGGAATTTACTACGAAGCACCAAAAATTACCGCATTCAACAATGTCGACCGATATGATGGAATGGTCTTTCAAGGGAATATTGATTTGAAATCTATATGTTCACACCATTCGTTGCCGTTTATTGGCAAAGCTCATGTTGCATATTTACCAGGAACAAAAGTAATTGGATTGTCTAAATTGAATCGTATTGTAGAATGGTTTGCTCGAAGACCACAAGTGCAAGAAAACCTGACAATGCAGATACATAGCTATATAAATGAAATTTGTGAAAATAACAAAGGCGTTGCAGTAGTTATTGAAGCGGATCATATGTGTGCTTGTGTACGAGGTGTGAAACATAATAGCACAATGATGACAAGCAAATTATCGGGTGAATTTTTGGAAAGTCATGAAGTTAGGGAAGAATTCTATAATTTTATAAAATTCCTAAAGTAGTATGAAGAAATATTTATTCTCACCAGGTCCTGTTAAATCTAAGCAAACAGTAGAAATAAATTATCACCACCGCAGCAATACATTTAATAATTTATATGCTGAGAAATGTAATATTATAAAAGCTGAGTATTTTACAAATGATTACGATGTGTTATTAACACAAGGATCGGGAACGTCAGCAATAGAAGTTGCATTAAATGGATATCTATCCGGTGGTAATGCTGACCATACAAAGTATGTGCTGGTTTTGACTAATGGGAGCTTTGGGCATAGATTATATGATATTTGCAAAACTATACCTGGCAAAATAGTAACGATGCCTGTCCAGAGTGTTGATGAAGCTCTTCACGTATTACAGAGCTCGACTGTATCGTTTGACGTGTTTTGTGGTGTAGCATTCGAGACCAGTAGTTCGACTTATAATAATTTACATAATATAGTTGAATATTGTAATAACAAGGGGATTATAACAATAATCGATATGGTTTCGGCATTAGGATATTACGCTCCACCATATAATGCAACAGCAGTATGCTCAAGTACAGCAAAAGTATTGCGCGGGTTGCCGGTATTAGGTATTGTGGCGTATCGAAAAGATAGCAAACCGCTTATAGGTTCATCTGGATATTATTTAAATATGAAAAGGTATATTGAATCTAAAAAGGATTGCCAAACACCGCATACATCAATGATACCACAGTTGCAGTCAATTAATTCGGCTAATTTTTTCGATCGGGAATGTATTGATGCGAATTGTGAGGCTCTTAGTGTTATTGATTCAACCACTTGTTTTACGCTACTTGGGGAGCGATATGCACCTGTATTGACATTTAAATTCAGTGATAAGGCGTTGATGAAACGAGTGATTAAAGCCTTGAAGAAAAATAATATGGAAATATATTTCAATTCTGTTTATATGAAAGATAAGTTCCAAATTGGAATGTTTGGTCACAATAAGAAAGCATATAAAAAATTGAATAAGATTATTAAAAAAATATGCCGTAAATGAAAATATTAATGGAAATATCCGGTGGTGCTGATAGTATGTTATCGTCATTATTGGCAATAAAAAAATATGGGACGGATGCAGAATATCATGGAATTCTTGTTGATTACCACCAACTACCTTTTGAAAAAGAAAAGGCAAAAGCATTAGAGTTTTGTGATAAATACAATATAAAATTGCATATTGTTTCGGTCGATGGATTATTCGTAGGAGGCGCAGTTACAGGTGAGCACAATGTTGAAGAAGTCTCGGATATATATACACCATTAAGAAACTTTGTGATTGGTGCAATGGCAAGCTCCTTAGCAGAACGTATCGGGGCATCTGTAATTGTTTCCGGTAGCAAAACTTTAAACAAGGATAAACAACCGTGGTCTTTTTCCGATTCGACGTTGGGTTTTTACTTGCATATGGATTCGATGTTGAATTATTTAACAGATGGTTCTATTAAGATGGATCCAATATTGATGGAAAATCGCCAAAACAAAATGACTAAATTCGAAGTATTTGATGCATTGATTGATGATTTTGGATTAAATATGTCTGATTTTTGGAACTGTTTTAATTCAAGCACTACGCAATGCGGCGAATGTAATAATTGTAAAGAAATACAAAAATATAATGAACGAACTAAATAAGAAATTATTTTATTTCCCAGCAAATAGTGCGGGACCTATATCTGCAATGATGGTGAAAAACCAGTGGACACCAAATAAAAAGTTACCATTTCGCTATTATTCTGAAGAATACCCCGCAGATTATAGAATACCGGCGTATCTAACAACAGCAGGGCATTTGTACAAAAAAGAAGAATACATTAAAGGATTTGATTTTCCAGATGATTGTGTTGTTTTTGGTGATTCGGGTGGTTTTCAAATAGCTACTGGAAAATTAAAGTATACTGACGAGTTACGTGAAAAAATATTCCGTTGGTTAGAGAACAATTCTACTATTGCAGCTAATTTAGATATACCACCTAAAGTATCAAAGTCTGGTCACTTCGATGAGTGTTTAG